CGCGAATTCGGAGCTTGATTCGTGCAAATCCGATGACCCTCCAATCGGAGACCTTCAAACACCCAAGTCTTTAGTGTACGAGCGTCATTCATTCAGATTCTTTTATTATTTGCTACTCATGTTACCTCTCAGTTTAATACATGTTTATGTTTTTGTTTTTGTTTTCATTTTGTTGTGTGTATTATATTATAGGGGAGAGAATCATGAGTTAATGCGAGTAATGATTGATTGGGCTGGAGGAACGGGACTGGATTGTCGATCAGATGCTAATAGTTTATCAGATATGAAACATCCTTGTCATGGTGCTTGTGTCCATTATCGTTTTACGCGTTATGGTATTCATTATGACAAGAGGTTTCGTATAGATGTTGAGCTATTGTGTCAGTGTGTTGGAGGACCTTCACAGATAGACAATCTAGAAGCAGCGTTAATGCGTTGTGAGATGTTATGCACTAAGAATTGTACGGTTAATGTTAATCGGAACAATCCATTGTATAAAAATCTTATATATGCAAATACCTGCTTTGTTGCAAAGTTTATTTTATTGTGTGAACATGAAAATAGACTACGCGATTGCCCTTTTCTCCAGGACCTCAGCAAAGCCGGGTCATTTGCTGGGGTTACCGAACACGGGAAGTGGAATTACCTCCACTTCATCCCGATGATATTAAGCCTGGCATGTGCGTCCGTGCTGATTTTTCAGAACGTGAGCGCAAGCCTGTTGCCATTTCATTAGGATGCCATTTAGTTGGTGCGTGTAGACCCAAGCCTGATATGGATGATGTTGAGTCTAAACTGTATGGAGCTGCGAAGCGTGTATGTCGTAAAATGCCTCGACGAACGCGAAAACATAAATACGGTTTAACTCGATTTGTGAAAAGATGGCTTTCGAAGAACTTGACACCATTGGATCCTTCAGTGGCGATAGGCTTTGAAGTCTGGTTGCAACAAACTAACTATACATTGTCCCGCAAAGATGAATTGCGTAAGGCATATTATAGTGATTTGCTGGGACCTTTTCACAAACTTGTTACACAGGTGAAGGGTTTTATAAAGGAGGAGAACTATGGTGAGTATAAAGCTCCTCGCTGGATAAAATCACGTAGTGACACTTTTAAGTGTTATTATGGACCAGCAGTGCGAGCCATAGAACATGAAGTGTTTAAAAATAAACATTTCATCAAATACGTGTCGGATCAGGACAGGGTGCAATATATGATTGACAATGTATATCGTCCCGGTAAGAAATATGTTGTCACTGATTATTCAGCATTCGAAGCACACTTCAACAATGAATTAATGACCTGTTGTGAGTTTGCTTTGTATGATTATATGTTGTCTAAACACCCTGCACATGACGAATTCATGACTATGTGTTATCAAGTTGTTGGTAAGAAAAATCATATAGTCTCGAAAAATTTCCAGTTTAAGGTTCAGGCTCGGATGAGTGGAGAGATGTCTACGTCATTAGGTAATGGATTCACTAATCTAATGCTCATGTTGTACTTGTGTCAAGCCGTTGGCAATGACATTGAAGTAGTCTCAGGAGTAGTGGAAGGTGATGATGGACTTTTTGTTGTTGACATTCCACCATCCGAAAAGCATTTCAAGGAATGTGGCTTGATCATAAAATTGGAAGTTTTCCATGACATGAATCATGCTTCCTTCTGTGGCATAGTCTTCGATGAAGTTGACATGCAACAGTTGGCTGATCCTTTTAGGCATTTATTATCCTTTGGATGGGGGCGGAGGCAATATTTGCAAAGTGCTGATAAGACAAAGCGTGCTCTGTTACGTGCCAAATCATTGTCTTTTCTAGCGCAATTCCCCTCCTGTCCTGTCATAACTGAGTTGGCAAAATATGGTGAAAGGGTGACGCGTGACATCACTTTTTATAAAATGGTGCGCACATTATCCAGGAGCCATATGTCACTTTATGAGAAGGATATGATAATGTCTAGGATACATAAAAAGGTGCGCTGTCTACCTGTAGGGATGCGATCTCGTCTGCTTGTGGCTGACAAGTTCGGATTCCCGGTTGATTTACAACTGAAGGTTGAGTCGCAGTTGAGGAATTTGTCCGTACTCAAACCTCTACTGACGATAGTACCTTATTTTTGTCATGATGATTGTGTGGATTTTTATAGTAGTTATGTGACTAGTGAATTCGAAGCACCCAGATTGAATTCATTACGTTCCATACAACGACACGTAGGCATCATAAATAGTAGGGTGCTTATTTCCGATTGACAATCGTTAAATGTTGCCCAGTTACCTGTCTGGGCGCTACGGCAAGCAAAATAGGTGGTCATGGTAATAGGTTATAATGGTTTTCATTGCAAGGGTAAGAGAACCAGCCAAGTATCCATGATGGCAGTCGCAGGGATTTTTATCTCTATTGGTCAATGTGTGGCGACTATAAACAATAGGCTATTGACTCCCTTCGTCGTTTACGTTCAGATAGGCAGCTGAACAAACCGGGACTAAGTTCTGGGTAAACGTAAATTTGTCTAACAACAACAGAAAAAGAAATGTGGCTCTTGCTACTGGAAGATCAGTGGCTAGGGCAGCTCGTGGTGCTGCTGTGGCAGCTGGTGCTAATGCACAGAGAATCGTGGGACTTCCTGCGAGAGAATTGGGCCAAGTACGGGAAGGTTTGCGTAGTGTCGCGCCTTCGGCTCAATCTTTTGCACGTCGAACTGGCAGAGCTGTGCTCAATTACACTCAAAAGGGTGTTTTGGTCACTCATAGTGAGTACGTGAAGGATGTTGAGGGTCATGCGGCTGGAACTGGCGACTACAATGTAGAGTCTTTTCCAATCAATCCGGGGATGAAAACCACTTTTCGTTGGTTAGGAGGACTAGCTAACAATTATGAAAAGTATGTGTTCAAAGCTCTTAAGCTGACGTACCGACCTATTGTTGGTACTGATACTAAAGGGGTTGTGATCATCTCTCCGGATTTTGATCCACTTGATCCGCCACCCCCTTCGAAATCACATGCTATGAGCGCAGTTCATACTGTGAGGAGTGCTGCATGGGAAAATGTAGTCTGTAACATCCCTGTGGATAAACTGAACATTGAACGATTTATACGTAATAAATTAGTTACTGGAACTGATCTAAAAACGTATGATATCATGAATGCTCATGTTGCCACAGAAGGTGTCACTGGCAAGATAGGTGAGTTGTATGTTGAGTACACAGTGCTTTTACATACTCCTCAAATGTCTATCGTTTCCCATGGTGACATTATGAGAGCTACTGCTGGTCTGACTGTCCCTGATGGTCTCTTTGGTACTGACTTGCAATTCTATGGCGCCTTCACTGGTGATGACTTTGTTCATGTCAATGCTGGTGTCATTAGAGTACTTAAGAAAGGCACTTGGATTATGTTTTTCAAACATACCGGTGTCAATCTTACGTATACTGCTGGGGTCTTAGATCCCAATGGTGTTGCTTCCAGTCCAACAGTTACACTTATAACTGGAGGTGTTGCGTTGGATCCTGATATTGCTCCCACAAAAGCAATCGGTTATACCGTGTTTTCGTGTGAGGCAGGTGATGACGTGCAACTCCAGATGGATGCGGCTACAACTTCAGTGTCGGAGGTTATCTACTCCTTTATTGAAGCTTCTGCCAATCCTTTCTAAGCACCACGTGCT